CAACCCGGATCACATCATCGACCAGTTCGGCTCCTCGGGCACGCTGACCCTGGCCAAGATCCTTACGGCGCGCAAGCTCCTTGACGACCAGGACGTTCCGGAAGGCGACCGCTTCCTCGTCATTAACACCGAGCAAGAGTCGGAGCTTCTGGCCTTGTCGGCGTTTATCGACGCCAGCCAGTACGGCGCACGCGAGGCCCTCCTGAACGGCGAGATCGGCCGTGTCTACGGCTTCTCGGTCATCAAGACCACGGTCTGCGCTGCCAACGTGGCGCTCTACTACCACCGTTCGGCCTGCGCTTTTGCGCGTCAGATCGAGCCGAAGTGGGAAATGGACCGTAACCTTAGCAAGCTGGCTAACGAGTACAGCCTTAGCGCGCTCTACGGCGCTAAGATCCTCGACAGCGGCAAGCGCAACGTCACGGCTAACGCCACTGGTAGCTGAGTAATTTAAGGGGATTGGGGACGTATGTCCCCCGTCCCCTTTCGTATAAAGGCTATCTTATGGAAGAGATTAATAAAAAACTCGACGCCCTGCGCGGCGAAGTAAAAGCCTTAGATATCGCAGTGAACGCCCACCTTGTAAAGTCCGCGAAGCTTGAGACCGATATGGTTTGGGTGAAGCGAGTTGTGGTGGGCGCCTTCACCTTCATCTTTACGGTGATTGCCTCCGTTCTTTCGGCACTGAAACAAGGTTAAGGAGATGCGGTCTTATGCTAAATAAGTACGTTCTCTCAGATAACGGGACGCTGAGCGATAAGACCGCAGCCCTTGAAGACTATTACTCGGGAACGGTAGCCCTGTCGATCGTGGCGGCAGAAGACAAGCTGTACATTGGCAGTAAGCTACCCTTCACCCGTAAGTATTTTAAGGTCTCCGTGGCCAATGCTACGGCAGCAGAGGTGTCCGCTAAGTACTGGGACGGTACCGCCTGGCGCGCCGTAGTCGACCTGTATGACGGTACGGCGTCAGCTGGCGCTACCCTGGCCGCTAGCGGGTACCTGACGTGGGAGACCGACAAGCGGTACGCATGGAGGCAGGACGACACCACGCAGAATGGGTCCGCCAAGATCACCGAACTATCCACCATGACGCTGTACGACTACTACTGGCTGCAGCTTACCTTCTCCGGGAATGCTGCACCTACCCTGGTGTGGGCGGGAGACCTGTTCGCTACGGACAACGACCTCGGCGCAGAGTACCCGGACCTTAACCGCACCACCGTTAAGACCGCCTTCGAGGCGGGAAAGACGACCTGGGAAGACCAGCGCAGGATCGCATCTAAGCTTGTCGCCCAGGACCTTAAGCGCATTGGCGCCGCCCAGAGCGGGCAGCTAGTGCTTCCTTGGGAGCAGCTCACCTTGGCTACGGTCTCTAAGACGGCCGAAGTCATCTATTCCGCCATGGGCCAAGGATTCGAGGACAGCATGAAGCTGGCGCAGGCGGAGTACACTAAGCGCATGAACCGCTCCTTCTTTATCGTAGACGACAACCAGAACGGTGCGCTGGACCCTAGCGAGACGGCTACGGTGCGGGTTACGAGGCTCTACCGATGAGCTTTAGCACAGTATACGACGCACTTGCCACGGCCGTAGGCGCTCTCTCGGGCTTTAGCTCTAAGACGGTGCTTGCTAACCCCTACGCCCTCGAGGAGAACCCCGAAGGCTTCCTTCGCAACGGGTGGGGGCTGACGGTAGGGGCATCCACCGTAGGTCAGGCGGAATTCTACTCGACGTGCGACGTCCATAGCATCGGCGTAGTGCTGGTACGGGAGGCGGTAGGTACGGACAATGACGCGTCAGCACTCCCCACGGCGGTCAAGCTGCTGAAGGACGACGCCACTCTGATCATTAAGAACCTCGAAAGAGGCGACGACCTAAGCACACAGCCTGAAAATCTAACATACGTTTCCACTTCCGAGGTCAGCTTCCAGGTAGGGGAGCGTCACCGGTGGGTGTCACTGACGGTCAATCTGCAAGTCTCAATCCGAGATACACTAGTTTAAGGAATACACTACATGGCTAAGCAGGTAAGAAGCTCAGTCTTTGGCATTCGCGCTGAGACGACGGAAGGCACCTATATCGCGCTCAGCGCGGCCACGCAGTTTACCGTCCTCCGGGAAGGCTTCTCCTTCCAGAGCGGAGTGGAGACGGTCGACTCGGACGAGCTGGTCAACGACATTGGTATGTCGGAGGGCTTCGTCACACGCGAGAGCCCTACGGCCAGCATCCCCAAGTACTTCAAGCACAGCGGCGTTGAGGGCCAGGCCCCTGACTACGCGCTCCTGATCAAGTCGGCGATGGGTACGCAGACGGACAACAGTACCGAGTACAATACGGTCGCCTCGTCCACCGCGGGCACCTCCTCGGCAGCAGCGGTCGTTAAGGTAGACACAGGGGAGGGCGCACTGTTCGCCAAGGGTCAGGCACTCCTGATCAAGGACGGCACGAACGGCTACTCCATCCGCAACGTCAAGACGATCAGTACGGATGACTTGACGATCAACTACAACTTGGCTGGGGCCCCCGGCACCGGCGTTAACCTCGGTAAGGCGGTCCACTTCAGCCCCGCCTCTACCGGGCACCCGACCTTCACGGCGCACTTGTACCAAGCCTCGTCTAGCTCGGCTTTCCATCAAGCCATCAGCGGGTGCCGCACGACGGGCATGTCGATCGAGTTTCCGGTTAACGAGCTTGCGGCTATCTCGTTTGATATCGAAGGCATTTCCTTCTATCATAATCCGATTGCCATCACCTCGTCTAACAAGTACATCGACTTCAACATCGGGGCCAGCGAGCTTAACGCGTCCCTGACGGAGAAGGCGTACAAGACCCCGATGGCCCTGGCCACCGAGATTGCTACCAAGATGACTGCCCTCGCGGGCGCAGCCATCTCGTGCTCGTACAGCAGCACGACAGGCAAGTTTACGATCAGCAAGGCGTCGGGCACCCTTCAGCTTCTCTGGGACACGGGCGCTAACGCGGCCAACTCGGCGGCGACCACGATCGGGTACTCGGACGCAGCAGACGACACGGGCGCCCTGACCTACACCTCCGACAACGCCCAGACATACAGCCCCTCGTATACCCCGAGCTATGACGACAACGGCCCCAACGTCGTTCGGTATAACGAGCTTCTTATCGGGGACTACACGCGCAAGGACAACCGCAAGGCGTCCAACGTTAGCTTCTCGATCAATACCCCGAAGACGGACGTGGAAGACCTGACGGCGGAGACCGGGGTCAGTGAGTCGATCGTACTCGAGCGCGAGGCGACGTTCAGCGCCACCCTGATTTTCCAAGAGCACGAAGTCACCGAGCTTGACGCTCTGCTGAATAACACTACCACGCAGCTGATGTTCAACCACGGCCCCAAGTCGGGCGGCAACTGGGTGGCGGGGAAGTGCGTGAATCTCTACATGCCTAACGCCAAGATCACCTCTAACGTCCTGTCGGACCAAGACGGTCTGTACGTGGTTGAGGTTGAGGCCAAGGGCTTCGTCTCCACGGCACAAAAAGACGTACATATTAACCTGATTTGATAACCGAGGTTTACAGTGCGCGATGCAACATTGTTTCTCGATAGCAGCACTGTAACCGACTCGACTAATTCGGCAGCGTTCGACCTCGGGCAGTGCAAGGCCCTCAGTTTTCAGGCTACCTGGGACGTAACTACTCCTAGCGCTAAAAACTTTGTGCCCGGCACTGTCGAGGTTCAAACGCTGACCTTTCCCGCCCCGGCTTCGGCCGGTAACGGGGACTATGTAGTAGTCGAGGACGTTGCAGGCACTAAGTGGGCGCTGGCTTTGACGAAAGGCGAGTATGCGGTTCAAGACCTTACCTTTCTGGCTAAAGCTTCCTGCGTCTCTGGCGATTTTGTGGTCTTGTATGACGCTTCCGGTAACGCGTGGGCGGCTGCAGTTGATCTTACCGGCAGTGACGCAGCCCCCTCCGCGCAGAAGTGGTCCGACGTACCTGCGGCGCGTAAAGTAAGGGTGGACATTTCCGCGCAGACGACGGCCGCTCAAGTAGCGGCTGCATTTGAGACCGCGATTAACGCTCTCACAGGCTTCACGGCGGCGTTCACCACCGACGACTCAGCAGCAGACGGTACAATGACTGTCACGTGTGACGCGGTCGGGGTAGTGTCCGCAGCGGAGTACTGGAAGTCTACGGCCGGCTCGGGTCTCGGCTCGAGCCCTCTGGCTACCTCGATTGTGGCGGCAGAGAACACGGCGGGGTACTCCCCCACCGAGCCTACGGGCGCAATCTGGACGGCCATTGCCGCAGCCAATAAGGACTCGATTGACGTCACCCTCGAGGCCAGCGCTGCCGCGGTCGCCGCTGCTGCAGAGGTAGCGTTGAACGCCTTGACGGGTTTCACCGCGGCCGTCACGTCAGACGACACCGCAGCAGACGGGACCATGTCCCTAACGCAAGCCGAGCCGGGGGCGGTCACTAACCCGGTCGTTAAGAACGCTACGGACGCAGGGGCGGGTAGCATTACGGGTACTGAAGACACCCCGGGCGTCGGAGGCGTCAACGTCGGAACTAACGCAGTCTACTCGGCTGCGCACGGTATGCAGACGGGTCTTAAGGTACGCCTGACTACGGCCACAACCCTTCCGGCGGGCCTTTCCCTGGCAACGGACTACTACGTCATCCGGGTAGACGCCAACCAAATGAAGTTTGCCACGTCACTAGCAAACGCGCAGGCAGGCACCGCGGTTAACATCACTGGTAGGGGTACCGGTACCCATACGGCTACGGCAGAGGCTCTTGCGGCCTCAACCAAGCTTCAGAAGTCTAACGATAACTCTAACTGGGTCGACGTCCATGATGATGAGGTTCTGGGGGGTAACAACTCCCAGACTATCTCGGCGGATGGCGGGGTGCTCTGGGTTGTTCCAGACGCCTCCTGGCGCTTTGTGCGTCAATCCATCACGCTTACTGGCGGGCAGTTGACCATGTCCTCCGCCGCAGTCGCCAAGTAACATTGGCGCAGCGTAACCTGCTCAGTGGTTAGGCTGGCGTGCTAACGCCCTTCTGCACAACGCCTATCAACACTAAGGACCTATCGACATGCAAAAGACTAAAGAATTCCCTCTGGGCAAGATCACGTACCGTACCCCGAACGTAGTCGAGGCCATGCGCTGGTTTAGTAAGCTGGGCGTTCGGGCGGACGGGTCGGTTAAGGAGCGCCAAGACCTCGAGATTATGGCCGACCTCATCGAAAATCTCGAGCCTTTTATCGTGTGTGTCGAGGCGGAGAAGGACGGCGTCAAGATTGGGTCATGGGCCGAGGCTCTCGCCTACATGGAATGCGTGACCCCGCTAACCGAGATTGCCGGCGAGTTTATGCAGATGTTCGGCAACAGCGAGCAAGGTAAGCGCAGAAAAAAATCCTAAGGGTAGCCGCTAGGCTCTGGTCGGTAGGGGCTCCCCTGGAAGACGCCATGGAGCCCGAGGATCTGGAGACGGCCTACCCGTTTATGAACGCGTACACCGCATTGATGCAGTGTAAGAATCTTGGACTTACGATAAATGCGGACGCCTTTGACATGGACACGGTCGAGGCGTTGCACACAATCCAGCAGACGATTGACGAAACCCAGTCTAAGAAAAAGGCTAAGGGATGAGCGACATTAAGGTAAACTTAAAGCTAGACGGCTCGGACTTTAGCGCTACCACTAGACAGGCACAAGACGCCGTCGACGACCTGAACGATAAGCTAAAGAAACTTAAAGGCCCCCTCGGGGACGCCTCCGGAGGTATCTCGAGCTTCGGCGGTAAGCTGGGGGACGCTGCCAAGGGCATCGCAGCGGTCACCGCAGGACTGGCTGCTGCTGCGGCTGCTGCCGCCGGTTACGGGCTTGTTAAGGCTATTGAGGGGGCGATTGAAGCCGAGCAGGCGTTCAACGCCGTAGCTAACTCCCTTCGCTTGTCTGGCGAGCTGTCCCAGGCCGCGCTAGAGGAGGTGGAGAAGTTTGCTGCCGAGCTGCAAGACCTGACCGGGCTTGGTGACGACACTACGTACAGCATGCTCGCCATGGCCCAGTCCTTCGGCCTCACTAAAGACGAGGCCAAGAAGGTTGTCGCCGCGGCTAATGACATGTCGGTGGCTACGGGGAAGGACCTCAAGACTTCGGTCGAGGCTCTGTCTAAGAGCTTCAACGGGTCAGCCAAGGAGCTGTCCAAGCTTAACCCTAAGATCAAGACGTTCACGGCGGCGCAGCTGGCAGCCGGGGCTGCAGTAGAGGAGGTGAGCCGGCAGTATAGCGGGTCTGCTGCTAGGCGCCTCGAGACCTTTGGCGGGGCAGTCAGCGCCCTCAAGGGGCGGTTCGGCGACTTGTTAGAGGAGATCGGGTTTCTTATCACTAAGAACCCCGCCGTAGTTTCGACGGTCCGGGAAGTAGAGCGGGGCATTAAGGCTCTTACGGAAATCATCAGCAACAACGCTGAGACTATCCGGACATGGGTCACTGGGGCTATATCCGACTTTCTCAACGGCCTGTCCCTCAGCATCCGCGCGCTTGGGTTGTTCGGGGAGTCGGTGGGGGAGGTGGAAAACCTTAGCGTCCCCGACATATTCACGAAAGCGGGCAAGGCGGTAGCCTTTCTCGTCGACCAGTTCCTCGCGGCCAAAGAGGCGTTTAGACGGCTCAAGTTTGAATTTGAGTCGGACAATATACAGCAGTCTATCAGCAACGGCATATCCGTACCTCAAGAAGCCTTTGACAACTTACAGCGTTTAAAAGACGACCTTGACGCGGTTACCAAGGCTCGAGAGGACCTCCTCACGGCGGTCGCTCAGTCGGACGGGGTGAAGTTTGCGGCCCCTGACACCTCCCCCTTTGTCAGTGCCATCGACAAGCTCAAGGCCAAGATCGACAGCTTGCCTAGTACCGTAGCCATCGACCTCAAAACCACAGGCGGAGGCGGAGGCAAGGTAGGCAGACCGGACGGCTCAACCGTAAAGGGGGACGGCGCCAAGCAAGGCCCCTCGGTCATGGACGCTTCGGATGCTATTCGGGTGCTTAGAGGGCTCGGCCTTAAGTTTAAGCCGATTGACCCGAAAGAGGTGGGGGTGCCGACGTCCGCCGCTTCTGAGCAGGTACAGGCCGATAGAGCGGAGAGGACGCGGCTACGTGACGCGCTTAAAGAGGCGGTAGTTGACGCGGGGGCGTCATTTGCCGTTAACGTGCTCTCCGGGGCAGAGGGAGCTAAGAAGTTTCTCTCGGCCACGGCGGCCGGCTTTGCCGACGCCTTCCTTCCGGGGGCGGGGGCTGCTGTAGGCCCTATCGTCGAGGCCCTGTCCCAGGGGCCCGAGGCTGTCAAGGCACAGGTCAACGCCTTCGCCGACGCCCTCCCCGTCCTGCTAGAGAACATCGCCGACGCCATCCCTGTAGTGGTGGAGACGCTGGCAGACCGCGCCCCGGATATTATCGTGGCGCTGGTTAAGGCGGTACCTAAGATTACGGTAGCCTTGATTGAAGCCTTCAGTAACCCTCAGATTTATCTGGAAGTAGCCCGAGGCCTCGCACAAGCGGCGGTAGAAGGGTCAAGGTTCCAGCAGAACAAGTTTAAAGAGTCGACTCAGCAGTTTAAGGACGGGATAGGGGAGGCCACACGCAAGACGGTTAGCGGCCTGCTACAGATAGGCCCCTTCCTAGTACAGGCGGTAACAAAGGCGGGGGACGCCTTTAGTCAGTTTCTGCTCGAACTGCCTGGCAAGATAACGGTAGTCTTTGAGCAAGTGTTCGCGTTTATAGCCCAAGCCTTGTCGGATATTTGGGTAACGTTCCGAGACTTGGTGGTGTCCGGTCTGGGCGGCATCATCCCGGCGTTTATGGGGGCCATAGGCCCGGCTCTAGACGGATTTGGGGTAAAGTTTAATCAGGTTTTTACCGATGCGATAAAGGGGGCGGGAAGATTCTTTTACGAGACGTGGACTGCCCTGATAACCGGTACGGGGGAGAAGCTTACCGCGGTCTTCGGTGGACTGCCCGCCGCACTAAGCTCGGTCTGGACAGGAATTCGGGACGGGTTCGCCAATGCGCTTCGAGACATCCCTAACACCTTCGCGGACGCCTTTAAGGAGGCTCTAAGCGGGCTGATTCCGGGAGGGGGCGGAGGAGGCGGCAACGGGTTCCTTTCAAGTATCGGCCTCGCAACAGGGGGTGCCGTAGTTAGGGGGGCGGGGAACCGGGACACAGTACCAGCACTACTTTCACCGGGGGAGATCGTCGTTGATCGCACTACAGGGCCGAGACTCAATGCGTTCCTTGACAAGGCAGAGGGAGGACTCTCTCAGTCTTCGGGATCTAGCGACCCGACCACTCTGGCTTTGCTTGCTAAAGTGGTTGACCTCCTCCAGAAACCCGTCACCGTCGAAACCGCCGCCACAGTAGACGGCCGCACCCTGGCAGACATTATCCTGAAACTGAATCGAACTAACCAGAGGCTTGCATAAGCATGACGACACGTAACCATAGAATTCGTTTCTGTGACAATAACCTGGCTGCGGCTACGGGCGCTGCGGTTACGGTGTCGTCTACCCTTTCCGGCTTCCCCTCGTCTAACCTGACCGACTCGTATCGGTTTAAGACGTGGAAGCCGGGCGGTAACTTCACTATTGGCTCAACCAATAACACCCTGTACATAAACGATGGGACTAACCGGACTATCACCCTAACCTCGGCGTCCTACACCTACACCACCCTGGCCAGCCACGTTCAGACGCAGCTCAACGCCTCGTCGTCTAACTGGACTTGCACCTACAGCACGACCACCGGCAAGTTTACTATCGGACGGTCTGCGGGTACCAAGACGCTCCGCCTCACGCAGACTACTAACGCGGCATGGGACACCTTGGGGGTGAGCGGGGCCTCGGACGTTGACGCAGCCTCGGCTACCCTGGTACGCCGCAACCATACCAGCGAATACATTGATATTGACTTAGGCTCTGCGGCCTTGTCGCCTACCTTCGCGGCCCTCATCGGCCCCCTGGGGGAGGTGTTCAGCGTATCAGCTTCTGCCACTGTTACACTTAAGGCGAACACGTCCGCTAGCTTTACTAGCGCCCCCTACTCGGTTACGCTAACCCCGGATACTCACGGTATTTACCGCTTCCTGGATACGGAAGCAGGTACCAGCACGACCTACCGGTACTGGCGCTTGGAGTTTACAGACCGAGAGAACACGGTAGGCCCTACCGGCTTTAAGATGGGGCACCTCTACCTAGGGGACTACACCACTATCGAACGCCGGAACGTGGCATCGGGCTTCGTTAAGACGCTTGTGGATACCTCCGAGGCTGCGGAGTCCGAGGGCGGAGCCTTGTACTTCCAGTCCCGACTCAAGTACACGGCATACGACTCGGTAGAGTTGACGTACCTGGACGCCTCCGACAGGCGGGCGCTCGAGCAGGCCTTCTACGACCTAGGCACGTCCACCCCCTTCTACGTATCCTTTGACCCAACCTTGTTGGTCTCCGACGACGCCTCGGAGTTTACCCGGTACGTGGTCTTCGCGGATAGCCCTCGCTTTACGCACATCAAGTCCGATATCTATTCGGTGAGCCTTAGCCTGCGCGAGGTGATGTAATGGGTTACCTCCTCCCCGCTAGGGGGTACTTCCGAGTGCTCGAGACTAACGACACCGTCAACTTGGCAAGCATGTCGCTACCGTCGGCCATTGAGCTGCACGCTATCCGCATCTTGCTCTACAAGCACGGTACGCCCGGAGGCTCGGAGCGATTCCGGCTTAAGCTGTACCGCGATAGCGGTAGGACTGATCTGGCTTACACCTCCGCATACTCCGACCTGGCAGACGTAACGGACCTAGGCGCTAAGTGGTTTGGCTGGGTTTCTATCCTGTTTGACAGAG